CCGACACCTAGCTATAGAAGAAGGTCATGGCGGTGATGTTCGTAGCTGTAGACACATATACGTCTGAAGAGCAACGAATACCATCGTCAGGAATGTTAATTGAGTGTGAGTCAGAAGCTAGAAAGTCAATATCTAGCACTGTAGCACCGCCGTTACCATTAGTAACAGTAAGACGACCTGCACCTGCACCTGTTAACACCTGTATCTGACGAACCCTAGCTGGGCCTACCGCTAAAGAGCCTGTACCTGTAACACGTTTTGTGAGTACATCAGAGGACATGGACTAACTCCTTATCCTGCAGATACAGTCAAAACGCCTGAGTTACTCCAAAGCTGCCCTGCGACAGATGGATCAGCGGTTGGTAGGTCTGTAAAGATTACAACACTGTTTGTACCATCGTGAGAAATAGAAATATCTTCTGTCACAGTACCCGTATTTGCAGCTTTTGTGATTGCTTTAAAACCGTTTTCTGAACGGACTGCACCATTAAAGGTCGAATTAGCCATATGAATCTCCTGTCTTGGCTAGTGTCAGCCACACCATGTGACTGTCAGGGATTGCCTACGTATAACACAATAAGAACAAGCTATCAACAAAAGAAAGGGCCGCACGAAGCGGCCCAGTTTATTTGAGGCAGACGGGCAGGGAAAACCCGCCTAACGAGCAGTTTACGCTCCGGGCGAACCAAAAATCCCAAGGGGATCAGAAACGCCGAAGCTGTAACGTTCCCGTGCCTTGTAGCGAGAATTACCTGTGTCGAAGTCTGCATCCATAGATGTAGCCATCGGTGCACGAGTAAAGTGCTTCAAGCCGTTAGGAACGTCTGTCATTAAGAACCATGCGTCAGTGTCTGTCAAGTAGTGGTTGACAGTATAGCCTTCAGGGATCGAACCATTATTGCGAAGCGCGTTAATGTCGTTATCGGCTGTACCAACACGTCCTTCAGTCTCAAGCAAACGAGTTGCAACAAACTGTAGGTTTGGCGGAATGACCAACTTGCGAGGTTTGGCTGCGATCAAGAGGCCACGCTCATCGGTCCACCCTGCGATCTGAATAACTGCTGCCTCAAGAGAGGTTTCGTTAAGGTCAGCCGCAACAGAAGGACGGTTTGAGTTAGTGCCACCTGACACAAGCGGGTGATCGGTAGCACAAAGTGTTTTACCGTCACCATAGGTTGTACCCGCAGCGAACGCATTGTTTAGGATCGCAGCAGCTTTAACCTGCTTGGTGTACGCCATAGCACGTGCGAGAGCTTTTGTGTAACGTGCAGACAATGAGTCATACAAGTTATCTTCGATAGCTTCCTCAGTGATAGAGAAGCCCATCGCAACAGTCTCGTGTGTATAGCGAGCAGTCCAAGTCTCTTGAGCAGAGTCATACTCAATTGCCGCACCTTCGTCTTTAACAGGTGCTGCTGAGAAGCCACTCAATTTGGTTTCTTCCTCGAATGAACGGTCAGAAGTCTCGCTTTCAAAGATTTCAGCGTGTTCCTCACCGTATTTTGCGTACTCCAATCCAAACAGCGCGTTTAGGCCGGGAAGGAGTTCTTTAAGTAACTGGGCGCGTGAAATAGCCATAGTACATCACTCCTTATACGCCAGTCGTGTTGTCATACTGGTGACCTGCGTTCCATTTAACGTAAGCCTCGGTATAACCACCCGAACTGTTTTTGGTTTCCTCAACCAGACCAATGATACGGAATGGAAGAGTGTTTGTAGTTGCAGACGTATCAGAGATAGCGCAACGAGAATTACCCGAAACGGAATCACCTGTATTGTCTACACCCGCGACGTTTGCACCGATGTCAGTGATTGCAAGATCACCAATCGTTGTACCTGAAGATACAACCGCAGCCTTAAACAGAAGGTCGGTACCGTCTGCGACAAACGCTTGAATATCAGATGCAACAGTGCTTGCAGGATATGACTGACGCCAGACCTTATAACCAAGGTTTGGATCTGTGTATGTGCAACCAAGGAAGACACCAACGGGTGTCATAGCAGCGTCAAACGTATCACGCTCAACGGTGCCTCCGGTAACTAGCTTTACAGCATCCCCATAAAAAATAGCCGTAGCATAACCACTTGCAATACTGAAGTGGCGTGTAACGCCTACAAAAGGAGAACCGCTCAACAATTTTACCGGAACCAGTCCATATGGACCATCAACAGCAGGATATGCCATTATATACTCCTAGAGTTAAGTTCCTGTTCCAAAAGTGACCTTAGAACGTCTATCGTTAAATAGAGGCATTCTAGGATCATTCTCCCGCATGAAGTTGTTATCAACAGAATCCATCTGAGATTTGGTTTGACTATTGTAGTAGTCACTCCGCTCTTCGACGAGTTCTTTTGGAGCTTTGCACAGCAACAACCCACCTATGACTACATTATCTTTAAACCGTTCATTCTCTACGGTTACCAGTGTAATCTCAGGGTGATCACTTGCCTTCACAGGCTCCCAACCTTCACGCAGTTTTGAGGATACGTTAGTAGCGTCAATTTGGCCTTGCGTACTAACTCTAACCCAATGATACTCATATCCCGGCTCTGGATTCGGAGAAGGGAGTGTCTCTGGACGCTGCCAGTGACGTTTACGAGTTTTCTTCTCGCGGGTTTCAAGTTCTCTATCTAGCCTATTCTCAGCCATTTTGTTTCCTCATATCTATTGCAACCTGTCTGGCGTATTGTTCTGGAGTTAAACCTAAACGTTTAGATAACGCTACTTGAGTCTGACTTAATTTTACCTTTTTAGGGGCTGTGCTCCGCGTTGCGGGTGCGACTACATTAGCGCTACGCCTTGGCGTAACTTCAGTTTGTTGATCAGCATCCTCGAAATTATCGGGGAAAACTTGCCGCATACGAGAATCTATTCTCTCGTAGTATTCATCTGACTGAGGACTTACGCCCTCCTTGATAAGTTTGGTATGCAGCCCCAACGCCAAACTTGTCATTTCGTCATCGACATTAAACCACGGATTTTGAGCTTTCCACTCTTCCGCACGTGGGTCATGCCCTGTTTGTGGGGCGGATTCTGTTCTTGAGGGTACAGGAACCTGTGTTTCCTGTAAAGCGGGTATTTTGAAGTTTGCTAACCTATCAGCCTTTATCTTAGCTGCTGTTAACTTCTCCTGTGCAGAAAGCACTGCATCAGGATCTCCAGACTCATATGCTGTCTTATACGCTTGTTTGGCAGCATCTGATTCCGCTTCAGCGTTTTTCTTGGCTTGTTCTATCAACGCTGATTGATTCTTGGTTACGTCCCCCTTGAGCTTGTTATTTTCTTCAACTAGCTGCTTGGCAAACCGCTCTAACTCTTCGCGCTCACGAATAGCCCTTTCTTTCTCCCGCCGCTCGTCGTGATAGCCCTTGCTGAAGTGTTTGATCCGTTTTTGAACTTTTTCAGAATAATCTTCTAGTTCTTCCTCGGTAACATCTTCTGGTGGCTCGGAGGGCTTTCGTCCTCTGTCGGCTTTTGGAGTGTCATCGACAACTTCAATCTCAAAAGAATCAGCTTCTTCAGCTTTTGCTCTAGCGGGCTTTTTGATTTCTTCAGCACTGGACGGCTCCACTTCTATCTCTGTGGACTCCTCTTCCTTCTCATCAGGAAACTCAAATTCAACCTTTTGGAATGGCATACTCTACTCCTATACTGTCATAATGCCGCGAGGATCAGGGATAACTGCCTCTACAGAATCATCGTTCATCAAACGAAACTCTTTGCCGTTTACCTTGAACCGTGTGCCTGTGTTCATACGGAACATCACGTAGTCCCCTACTTTACACCACGGACCCTCTGGAAAACGCTCTTTGTCAGAGTATGCGTCTGCCCCCATGTCAATAACTACGCCCATGATGGACATAATGTATTCACGATGCTTTTCAGTATCAGTCTTGAGTAGACTTGTGCCTTCATAATGATCATCAATATCAGGCAGTGCTACCAACAGTCTGTACCCTACAGGCACGGGAAGTTGGGCTTCCCATTGCTCGTCAGCTAGTTTTGTGACGGTGCTAGTCATTATCTTCTTCCATATAGTTACGCGAGAGGTCTTCAATGTAAGATTTGGTGGCTTCAAGACCCCGAATTAAGCCAACAACTTCCCTATAATTCGCATAATCTTTAGGCGATCCTGCGCGTAGGAAACTCTGTGCAGACGATATATCCTCGTCGATTCTATCCTTTAGCACGTCAAAGACGGTCTTTGCCATTAATTACTCTTCTCCTTCGATAGCTTAATAAGCTCTATGCCCTTTTTATCTGCGGCATCTTTCATAGCGCGGTCTATGTTTGCGCCTTTCTCTTCCGCCTCAATAGCCAACTCAGCGCGTTCGAGTTTAAGTCTTTCAGCTTCAATCATAGCTTTAGACATGTCTCTCGCAGTAGCTGTCTGGGCCTGCTGCTGGCGTATTTGAACATCTGCTTGATCTTTAGCGATCTTGCGTTGCACCTCTTGCTCTTTAATCTGCAACTCTTTCTGCTGCATCTGGATAATCGGATCTTGCGCTTTTTGCTGGGCAGCTTGTTGTGCGGCCTGTTGCTGATGCTGCTGCGTAAGCTGACGACCTGCGTCTGCCACCAGTTTAGAAAGTTCGACCTCTATCTCTTCTGGCAACTCTTCATTCGGTCTAGGCAGCGCAACGCCCAGTTTCTCTTCTATCTGCGAGCGATACTGGAACCCAAGGTGCTCTGCTATGTGAGCCTGCATAGATGCACCGATCTGCTTGGCCTGTGGGTTTTGAGCAATCATCTGAGCAATCATAGGGTCTTGCAGGAACGACATATGCGTAGCGATATGTGCTTGGTGGTCCTGATACATAAACGCCTTCATAGGCTCGCCTGTAAGCGCGTCCATGTTCTCGCTGACTGGATCTTTCGGCTTGGCGTCCTCTTTTGTGGGTACCAATTTATCTGCGTTTTTGATCCCCAACACCTCGATCATCTGCCTGTGTAACTGCGGTAGATTGTATATTTGAGGTGCCTGTTGTGACATCTGCAGTACAGCCTGATACTGCACCACTCGTTGAGCCATTGTAGAACTGTTAGGGTCACTTACTGGTATGACATCCACAAGCATATAATCTGCTTGCTTGGCGCTAACCTCGCCTCTGTGCGGCTGGTACGCGTAGTCCATAGGCGCATACTCAGATATAATCCGCTTGAGCAGTTTAAACTCCTGCTTCATCGCGTAGTGTACACGCGCCTGAACAGCCGCCATAGGCTTCAGGGTACGCTCTAAAAGCGCCAGAGTGGTTCCAACGGGGGCGTTAGCAGACATGTCCGAGATATTCATGTCACTAATAGCGCCTAGCCTACGTCCTTCCTGTGTGATCTTATCAAGTAGGGCGAGAAGGGTCTGGCTAGGTTCCTTGTACGGGAGAGGCATAATATTGTCACGGATGCTACCAGACGGCACGTCCACATCCTTAAACTCTCCCGGTTCTATCGGTGTATCGTCTCCCTTGATACGCAGCCCACGAGACTTTAAGCCACCGGGCAGATTAGCTAATGTACCAGCATCGACAAGCTGTCGTATCAAGGAAGTCCCTGCTTTGGCGTAACCGCCAATAATATGGATAAGACCAAGGCCATAGAACCCAAATCCCGGCACATATACATAATGAACGAAGTGCTGACGTTTCAGCATCAACGGATCATCGGGAGCATAGTTTCTACGCACTGCTAAGACCTCACCAGAGCCGCGTTCTATAGTGACCACGTATGGCTTGGCTATATCGTCTTCGTCATCTACGCCTTCTATAACGAGGTCTGCGTGTACCTCATATATGGTGTAGCGATCATCATCTGTTAAAGAGAACCCACCTTCTTCAGCCTTACGCTTCTCTATATCCGAGTGGTATGGCTGTGGCTCTCCTACATCTACATCACTGTAAAACCCTACAGACTGTAACTTCTTTAACTCATTCTTGGTCTTGCGCATTACATGTGTAACGCGTTCTGCGGTTTCTAGGTGGCTTGCTCCATAAGGAACAATAACATCCTCGGCGGGTATATACACAGCGACTTGCCGCCCAAGATTGGGGTCATAGTACACTTTTTTGAACGCGGACCCTGCCAAACCAAGGTTATACAGCATACGCTCGTGCTCAGAGCGATACTCCACCATATGCTCTGTTAGCTCATAGTTCATATCTGCTTTAACACGGAGAGCCGCTTCTTCCTTATCCTTAGTCTCATCACCAAGAATTTTAACTTTTACAGGGCCAGCGGCAGGGAAAGTCTCTGACATTGTTTCAGCTTGAAAGCGTATCGCAGCCTCTGCAAGCACTGTAGAATACACCCCACAAGCACCTTCCCACGGCTCAGTGCGGTCCTCGTATTTAAACCCTAACACGTCAAGCCCTTTGACAAATGTATCTGCCCATTCTTTGCGGCTATCAGTATCTGCGTCTATCATACCCATAAGATCAGAAGACAAAGAGTTAAGATCGCCCTCTGTCATAACTTCAGCTAAGTTGCCGTCAAATGGCACCATATCAATTTCGTTTCCGGGCATTATGGTAATCTCCATAGACCCGTCGTCCATTATAACCGCGTCAGGATTAACGATTTCAATCTCTACCTCGGAGAGTTCCTCGTCTTCCAAACCCTCTGGGGCTGTGTACACACTTTTCTCTATAGCCATGAACTAATCCTCAGTAGTAACCGCCTTTGCGTTGCCTAAAGTATCTAGGCTCATCCGGTTCATCTGTAGGCAACCGTATAAACCCGCCCTGTCTAAACCGCATGAGGGCCATCACTGTAGAGTCAACAAGGTCATCGTGGCTCATAAACGGAAACCCTGCTATCTCCTCAATAACCTCTTCAGCCCAACGCGTCTGTGGTACCCATACCATACCAGAGGCTATTATGTCAGCTACAGAATTAAGTCTAGCCATCTTATCCCCTGATCCACGGTGCGGGGTGTACTCCTGTACGGGCAATCCTGTCCTGCGCATCTCCTGATACAGGGCTGCACCAGAACTCTTTTTCTCCACAATGAACGAATCTGGCTCCCAGTCCGCGTACTCCTGCATAGCCAGTGCTTTTAGCTCTGGAAACTCAAGTCTTTGCTTTATGCTATTCAGCAGAATTATGTGATATGCGTTTTCTTCTTCGTTTAAGAAGACGCCCCAAGTTGTAAGCGCGGTAAAGTCGGCTCTGTTGTGTTTTTCTGCCGCTGCGTCCAAAGACATAATGATATATTCGCAAACAGGTGGGTTTTCGCTTGTCCATTCCTGCCACCACTCCCTTTTTACTACAGCCGCTTCTTCTGCGGTAGGTTGCTGTTGATACTGAGCGTTCCACTGGAACACAGGCATCGACGCTTTTGTGCGTTCCAACGCCTTCATATCAAAAAATTCAGGCCAAAGCGGTTTATGTACTACTTTACCGCTCTTTTTGCTTTCAATTTCTAGTATAGCGGGAAATTCTACCACTTCATACTGGTCTGACAGGTCATTATTGACCATATCACGTGTTACACGGCCCGTTAGGTCATCCATGTGCCATCGTG